ACGGTTTGGCTATGGAGAGTAATTTTACGGATTAAAAACTAAAATATTATGACAGAAGATATAAAAAATGCGCTTAGTGAATTGTTTGAAGATGCGCAATGCGGGGCAGGCACAGAAGGTGGTTTTTATTATAAAACATTTGAAGATTGGTGTAATAAAAACGAGGATTTAGTAAAATTATTCTCTATAGCCGATGTTAGCCAACAACGTGAACTGTTTTCTTTGGCTGATATGAAACAAGCCTTTGAAACAGGTGAAAAGCATAAATACGAATGTTATGCTGACAGTAAAGAAAGAAAATGTTATTGCCGAAATGATGATGATTGTACTTGGCGTAAATACCAAACTTTTGAAGATTGGATTAAAGCCAAAGAAAATTGTGGCTAACACCAAGCTATGATTAAGCTTGAGCGACCCGTAGGGTTAATTATAGCGACTGTTATCAACCGTTTTAATGGTTGATGTGTTAATTAAATGCTAATTATTTTCTACTTCAACTTATTATGACTATATTTACAGTATGATTAAAACAAAATAAATAATGAAAAAGACTAAGGAGCTTTATATGGATAATACAGAAAGAGACCTATGGGACAGTTCCCTTAACCCTATTACAATGAAAAGACCATGCTATACTGGTGGTGGTCATAAAGTATGGTGGAACTACATGGCATGGGATAATAAAGAGAGTAGAGATACAGTTGAGAAATACCTAAATAGATAACAATGAGCTACGATTTATTATCATTCAAGGAAGCGAGAATAGAAGCAATGACAGATGCTATTGCAGAACGGGATAAGAGAATATCTGAATTAGAGACCTATATCTTTGAGTTGTGTGACAGGGATTGTCCAGAAGAGTACAAGATAGTCGTTAAACATCAGGTATGGGACAGCGAAAGGGCGTAGATGATGACAATAGTCTTGATTTTGAGATAGAGTACCAGGAAAAGATGTTGTTCTTGGGAAACTTTCACCTAGAGATTAGCAGGATAGCTAAACAGCCTAAGAATAAAGAGATGTCAGACAAGGCTATCATCTACCTAACTGAGATAGCGCTGTACATAAACAAGCTTGAGCATGAGAACATGGAGATGAGACTTGAAACAAGATTCAAGAGAAGTGCAACATATAACAAGGTAATTAAACTATTAGAAGAATGTTTGAAAAGTTAGTAAAGATACAACAAGAGCTTAAAGCACCAAAGAACCAAAGGAATAATTTTGGTAAATACAACTACCGCTCCTTAGAGGATATAATGGAAGCTGTGAAGCCTTTATTAAAAAGAGAAGGGTTGGCATTAACGTTCAGAGATACGGTCTTAGAGATTGCTGGAATACCCGTATTGGAAGCATCAGCTATATTGACTGATGGAGAGATGGAGTATATTGTAACTTCATCAGCTGGTGTGGACGTTAATCGCAAGGGTATGGATATAAGCCAATCATTTGGTGCATCAAGCTCTTATGCAAGGAAATATGCAGCTAATGGACTATTCTTAATAGACGATACCAAGGATGCTGATGCAACAAACACACATGGTAACATAGTGACTAAATTGGATAAACCAGAGTTAAAGGCTGGTACTGAGAACTACAAGAAGTGTGTTAAGTACTTAGCTGGTGGTGGTAAGATAGTGGATTTAGAGACTAAATATACACTTACACCTGAGATTAAGAAGGCACTTACAAAGTGAATAACAGGAATTGGATTAATAAATAAATATTTTAATTAAATAAGCAAACAAGATGGAAGTAATTGGTAAATTAGTAAAGATTGGGGATATTGAAACTATCAGTGATAAGTTCAAGAAGAGAGTTGTTATCGTTGAAACTGACGAAACTTACCCACAAAAGTTGAGTATTGAGTTCATTAACGACAAAACGGTTATATTCGGTGGATATAAAGTTGGGGATTACGTTAAGATTGGTATCAACCTAAGGGGTAGAGAGTGGACTGATAAGCAAGGAGTGGTAAAATACTTCAATTCTATTGCTGGATGGAGAATTGACAAAGCTGATGCTCCTGTAGCAGTTGAAACAGAGCCATCACAAGACGATATACTCTTTTAGATTGGTAGATAGTCAACTAAGAAATCCTCTGATTCCTGTTGAAAAGGATGATTTAGGTAGGTTGGAGTTCTATATCAGGGATTTGAAAGAGTCTATAGAGCTATTTAACTCCGATGCTAATAATAAAAAAGACATAAAGGCTACTGTTAGTGTTTGGAAAACGGATATTGCGGTAGCTTATAGTCTGATAAGAGAACTTACAAGGGATTAATATGGCAAGACAAAGGGGTATAGTTCTAGATTTAAGTGATTCACTCAAAGATTTAATGGGTAAAATAGATACCTATGAAGAAGCTAAAAGAGTTTATCATATAATGAGACAGAAATTAGACCAATGCAAAGACTCAACTTGCACTAGAGAAGAAGCTAGGGAGTACAATATAAGCCATGCTGGTATTATAGCTGGAATATTAGGAGCATACAGGGAGATATTATCCAATGAATCTAAGGAATGATAGACGAACACATAATGCTAAAACTTAACTCCAATCGGGACAAGTGGGGTAAGATGTTAAACAACCTTGGTTGCCCAAAAAGATACATAAATGACTTTATACAGGATACTTATCTTAAAATATATGAGATGGATGATGTCTCTAGGATTCTCCTTGACAACGGTGAAGTTAATATGTACTATATCTACTTTGCTCTTCGTAGTCGTGTTGTTGATTATTATCGTCAGAATAAGCTTGATTATGTTGGTGATATTAGAGATACTGATATGGATGATGAGTTGGACATAGACAATGAAGTTCTCTTGATGAACCTATACCAAGGCATAATGACCTATGTTGACCAGTTTGGAGCGTATGGTAGTAAGCTATGTAAAGTCTACCTACCCACCTCTACATCCCTAAGACAATTAGCTACGGATAGCGGTATAAGTGTTACTTCTATCCATCATAGCATGAAGCAGTATAAAGCTTTCATACGGGAAGAGTTTGAGGATGAGTATGAAGCATATAAAAGACATAAGAAGAGATGAAGAATGTTGATGATATTTTATATCAAGAGGTGTTAAAAGAAATAGATGCCGAAAGAAAGTTCTGTGACGATAATAATTTAATGTACAATCCAAATAGTATATGGCATGGAACATTATTTATACACGGTAGATTTAAAGTAGAAACTCTACTTAAACATCAAGTCGAAAATATGAATGACTTTTTAGAATACTTGTTTGAACAATCAGAACATCTTGACCATATAACCTATAATGAGGCATATGAAGAGTTTGAAGTATATGGAAGGATTAAACTTCGGCAGAAAACAACTAAAATTGCCAAAGTTTAATGAAAGAAATCACTTGGTGTCATAAGAAAGGTATCATAATATACCCTCTACCTGTAGAGAATGTAAAGGGATATGAAAGACCTAACTGTTATATTCGTGTTAATAACAACGGCAAATTGATTAAACCTTCGTATATTTACAAACAAGATGCAAAGCTATATGACAAAATAAGAGCTATGTACGTTGAATTTTATAACACATACAGATGAAAGCACAAGTATATAAAGACTACACAGAAAACGGTAAGTTCCCTATTAAGTCTATTTTGGTGAACCAATATTATAGGGAAACAGTCTATAGTAGATTATCTTGGACAGCAACTAAGGAAGAGTATCAGAAGCACCACTCAATAGGAGCATGGCACGTAACACCTAAGACATCATGGTAGGAAACATGACAGTATTGATAGATGCAGACAGCTTGGTTTATTCAGTCCCTTACGGGTGTGCTGATGTTGAAGAGGTCAAAGAGAAGTTCGATACTGTCATTAAGTTTATAGTGAATCAGATTAGTGAAACATACGAATTGGATAGGATTATAGTGTATCATGGAGCGACAGGAGTAAACTTCCGCAAGGAAATTACCGATACCTATAAGGCGAATAGGAAAAGAGATAAGCCTGATTTCTACTATGACCTATCCAATTACGTTAAGTTCGCTTACGATGCCATTTCAGCAAAGGATGAAGAGGTAGATGATTTGATAGCTAGGGATTGGGCTTTCTGTGTTATGCAGGAACAACCTGTTTGCATAGTGTCAATAGATAAGGATTACAGGCAATTAAAAGACTGTTTAATCTACAACTATGGTAAGGGTAAGGATGGTGAAACAAAAGGTTGGGAATACATATCACCGTATGGTGGTGACTACAACTTCTACACTCAAATGATAGTAGGAGACCCAGCAGATAATATAAAGGGGGTAGAGGGTAAAGGCGTGAAATACGCTGAGAAGCTCTTAGGAGACGCTACAACGACTTTCTCTCTGTTCCTAAGGGTGTACACCACATATCTATTAAAGTACGGTATAGACGCTCGTAAGCTGTTTAGAATGAATTATAGATTATTAAAGATAGGATAGATGTTAGTAGATGATAAGTTAGCAGTAGTTAAAAACTACGTAGAACAGGAGACTGGCATAGAGGATATATCCAAGAACAGTAGGAGACATAACTACATATTTGCAAGGACTGTTTACTATAAGTTGTGTATGAAGTACATTGCCGTTAGTCAAGAGAGATGTGCTAGGTTCGTTAAGCGTGACCATGCTACTCTTATCCATGCGTTAAGCCCTAATAGACCACCTCTGCCTGAGAACTACAATCTTATGGTGTCTATGTTTAATGGTTCTGTTATTATGAACGCTGGTGAGTCTGATAGGGAGATATATGATTCCTTATTGAAGAGTGAAGCTAAGGTTAGACGATTAAGGTCTAAGGTTAGTGAGTTGAATAAAAAGATTAATCACCTCACTTCAAATAGTTTTACAGCTAAACTAACACAAGTATTGGACAATGTTACTTTTGAGGATGAAATGAACATAAAGAATAGGATAGAAGCAATAATAAGATTAGAAACTAAAAAGCGTAATTATGAAAGAAGAAGTGTTAAGCCAGTTAGCGCAAGCTAGAGTAGAGATTAAGGAATTCTCTTATAGAGGGAAAGATATTGATGACATCTTGATTGATGTTATGATTAAAACAGAAAACCATTTGATACACCTAGATGGCATACAAGAGAAAAAAAGGTAATGGTATTGACAGGATTGATGAAAGAATTATAGATGTAATGATAAAAACAGAGAATCACTTATAGATATGGAACACGTAAGCACAGTAACAATACCGTTATTAGAATATGAGAACCTAAAACAGCATAGTAAAGCACTTGGGGTAAAGTATAGTCTTTATTTAGATAATTGCTACCATAGGCATGAAGCTATCATATTAACAAAAGATGAAGCTATAATGGAGATGGCAGATAAGATTTCTACACTATCTGATAGGGTGGTTAAGCTAACAGATGCCATAGCTAATATAAAGTCAAAATAGATGACATACAAAAGGAAGAAAGGTAAGGGTATTGTTAAGGGTAGGAAGAAAGATTACTCCTTTAAGGGTATAGAGTACAAGAGTGGATTAGAAAGGAACATGGCTATCCTCCTGGATGGTGAAGATATAGAGTTCTTATACGAACCAGTGTCCTACAACCTTATGGAAGGTTTCCATTTCCCACTAGAGAGTTATGAAAGGTCATCCAATGGTAATGGTGATATGATTAACAGGGGTGAGAAGAAAGTATTACCAATTAAATACACACCAGACTTTGTAGGAGATGGTTTTATAATAGAAACTAAGGGCTATGCCAATGAGACATTCCCAAGGACATGGAAGATGTTTAAGAGGTATTTAGTTGACCATAGCTTTGATGTTACGTTGTATAAGCCACAGAAGATTTCAGAGTGTGAAGAAGTAATCAAACTAATTAAAGGAAAGAAATGAGAGAAATAAAATTTAGGGCGTTTGATGTAAATGAGGAAATGCATTATTTTGAGTTGGATGCCAAGACTTTAAGGGATGGTGTGTCAGAAAATTTCAAATATATTCTTTGGCAAGAAGAAGGTTATGAATTAATGCAGTACACAGGGCTAAAGGATAAAAGCGGTAAAGAGATTTATGAAGGGGATATACTTGCTGAGGATGTAATAAATATAAATGTTGTTATTTGGGATAAATATAGGTGGAATATAAAAGAGTTTTACGCCCCTAGTTATGATAGTCCTGATTCTGCATTTAGTGAACGGATGATTTTTGAAATTATAGGAAACATACATGAACATCCAGAATTAATAAAATGAGGAAGTCACTAAGCAATCCATATACATTCACTATAGATGCAGGAAACCTAACGTTAACTGCTTTCTACGATAGTCTGTTAAGTCTTAATTGGGACTATCACATGATAGATAACAACCATAGGATGTATGAAGAAGAAGCTAAGGTACACGCTCATTATATGTACGCTAAGGAGCATGTTAATCCTAGATACTTAATGCACTTTAATATGGTAAGAAAAGAGATGAGGGATGCTAACATTAGATAACAGATGGAAGATAAGTGAAGAGGATGCTATTAAAGAATACCCTCTTATAATGGAAAAGAAATCCACCCTAACTAATATACAGCGTAGGGTGGTTATTAAGTTTGTTGAGGGGCTTGATGTGAGATAACGGATGGTAATATGGCAAGTGCCTAACGGAATTAATTAACATATAAAAACTTTCAATTATGATAAAATATATTAGAAACAAAATAAAAGCATTTGCTATATACATTGTTAGCAAACGTTTAAAGAAGTGCAATCACGGATTTGAAATTAAAGACGTATGCAATACAAAAATAGACCCTATGTGTAAAAACGGATGTGGTAAAAGACTAAGCGAGTTGGCTAATGTTTGCTAACGACCGTGTATGGTTTCGTTTTAATGAACTATACATTACGTTATCTGCTTATATCATCCAATTATAAGTTAAACAAATAATATGGTAATAACAGGAAAAACAACGACAGAACATTGGTTAGATGATGATACAGTTGCCTACATAGGTGCTTGTGTTAGGCTATCTAATTCCCATGATTAGCTTTTCCACTACATTCCTTATGGCTTGTGGTATCTTAGGAAAGACTATAAAGACTACAATTATACTCAAGAATACCCAAGTAATCCTAGCCCATCTGTAACGTATTGTTTCCTTTTTTGTTACATCAATAACTTCTTTACTTGAAGTAAGTTTCACACTATCACGCCTAAGTATCTCTTTCTCAAGCTGTTCTACTTTGAACGTTAGCTGATTGTTGTCAACTTTTACAAACACTGTATCTTTACCTACTACGAAAGTTTGCTGAAATGGCTTTGGCTTTGATGTAATACTGTCGCACAATTCCTTTATTACTAGCGTAGAGTTTAGCAATGGTGCTTTGATTACCTCTGTTTTTAAGATGAGTGTATCTGTTACCTTTGTTGATATATTCCGATAAACGTTTTTTTTAGCTGCACACCCCATGATAAAGATTACCAGGAGGTATAACGCTATAACTTTAAATCTATTCATGACCCTACGTTTATACTGTTGTCAAGCTGTTCTATCAAGTATCTTATCTCAGACCTTTCAAACCTACCCTCTATCTTCTCTTTGTACGTTGAGAAATGTAAGTCATAATAATCCTCTCTGTTCTCTACCTCTTTTACCGTTAGTTTAAATTCCATAGTTTATGTTTTAATCCGTTCCAAATCCAAACCCCTCTAGCATTACATCTATCTTGTGGTCAATTACCTCTTGCATGATAGCACATACCTTATACATCTCATGATGCTCAAACTCCATTATCACTTCCTTTATCTCATTAATGGTCATGTCATTAAGGAAAATAACCAACTCCCTCTTTGTATCAAAGTGTGATAGGAATAAGTCAACGTCAAAGTCTTTGTCCCTGCTCATTATAAATCCATCATTACATTAATTGGTGTGTGTCCACCTAATACTACTCCACAGGCTATTGCTGACTTAGGAAACCATCTTCCATAAGCCATTGCGTATGCTGATTGGTCTATACCACAACCTACTTGCATACCGAATACTCTTTGTTTCTTACCTACATACCAGTGCGTATAACACTCTGTATGGTGATGTCCTTGTACTGTTGACATCATATTCTTAACAGCCTTTATATGTGCCTTAGAACCCATCCCATGTATGTACATTACATCATCAATAACAAGTTCTTCCTGGAACGTCCAATCAGGAACTTCCAATACATCTTGGTATGACTTAATCCACTTACTGGGTATATCACTTGTCTGTGCTTTCCTAGCTATCAATATGTCATGGTTACCTGTCAATACATCTACAACAGGGAACGCTTCCTTCCAAGGTCTTAAAGCTGCCACTGCTCTATCGAGTTCTTCTCCGCCACCAAAGCCATCAGCACTCGTCTCATGATATGACGAATAATGATTATCGACAACATCCCCAATATGTATTACTCTATTACAGTTGTACTCTAAATAAGTCTTGTAACAGAACTCCAAATATCCATCTAAGCAAAAAGGGTGATGATTATCTCCTATAACCAATACCCTTTCTTCATCCTTGGTAAACATCTTGTGGTTCTCTAATCTTGAACCACTTAACCTTGGTCTACTTTCTTTGTTATCCATAATAAGTTGTTATGATTTGCTACGCAAGATACACATTTTCAGGGATGTGTGCAAGTAAACAGAAGGAATAATACTCGTTATGCCAATAAGATATTAGCTTCTCAGTATCTTCAATCGGTAGTTCTTTTCCTATCGGGGCTATCATCAAGTAACAATCCATCCTTTTTTAGCTTTTCAATATACTTATTAAGCTTCTCTACGTTTTCTTGCTTTGGTTTGTACATATTTCTCATAGCACCCAGCCTGTAAAGTTAACATCTCCATCAGAGTGCATATCTGAATCAGCACTGGTAGTATTATATTCAGGGAACAAATCATCATTATCACAAGCATAATCTATAAACCTCCTAGTATAAAACTCTGCTTTATCCCTAGCACTAGAGAGCATGCTTCTCATCTCTTCAAGTGTAACTGTCTCTGCTTTCTCGCTAGAGTGCTTATACACGCCACCATTCTGTATCTGGAACATAGCGAAAGGCAGATACTCTACTTGACTATACCAGACCAACATAGGCTTGATATAGTCGATAAGTAAATCCTTATAGTCAGAGTTCCCAGCATCATCTATAGTAGCACCAGTAATCATCAACTGTAATGCTTTGTATAGGTTAGTGCCTAAGTAATTCTGTACGTGCATATCTTGAGCTACCTCAATGAACTGCATTAGTTTATCACCATCTACATTCCCATCTATAATGGACTTCCTCTTTAGTTCGGCTACTGATATGAAATATGCTTTATTTGCCATTGTTTATCTTTTTGCTGATGGATGTGCTCCGTTATTAGGCATATCTATTGGTCTGATAGGGGTTTCCTTTGGGTTGCTTACCTTGACCTTATCATCTGCCACTCTGTTTCCTTTAGCTACTTTCAGTTTATACACCCTTAACTCCCAAAAGTGATGGCAATTTTTACCACCTTTGAACTTCATCAGTGAGTAGTTCTGTTTGTTGTGTCCTAATTCCTTGTTGACACCCCTAAAACTCATCATATTAATATCTTCTTTCCTAAAGACAACATTTTTCTTTGTGAAGCCTTCCATGTGTTTACAGAACTTCCTTGAATCAGCTGAATTACGCACAGGAGAATAAGCATATCTTACTTTAAAAACACCCTTGTCTTGTGAAGATGGTTCGTTAGGGTTTGCTTGAGCCATCTCCTCAGGCATTTTAAAGGGCTTTTCCGAGTCTTTCACAACTTCTGAATGGATGAGTTCCCAATCATCGGAGATATGCTCTCCTAACCCCTCTAATTGATTCAACATATCATCACCAGCATCATCATCAAAGTCCTCTAATGTTGTTACATCATTTAATAACAACTTCTGCTCATGATACCATATATCTAAATCTTCCTGTGTGTGTGTTAAGTCATGTGCTGATAGCTTCTCACCAGTTTCTTCTTCCCTTTTAATCTTGGTCTTGATGTTATCAACCTCTGTAAATTCAATAGGTTGTAATGTTTCAAAGTAAAGGTTCAATACAATTCCATTATAGAACAATAGTTCATCCAAACCTCCTATAATCATATTCTGAAATGGTATGATAACATTGTTGTCCATTAATATGGATGCTGTCCTAATCTCTTCTGCATTGTTACCAAAACCTGTATTGTCTTTAATACCTAATAGGATTGGTGAACCGATACCATGACCTAACATTATCTTCTCCCTAGCTTCTGCTGACATGAACTCGTATTGAGCATGAGCATCAGGTAAGTGAACAGCATCTATTGTAGCAGCATCTTCTGCATCATCATTGAACCCTATAACTATTCTATCGCCACTTGTGCCTGTTAACTTGTCATGTATCTTATCAGCTATAAGTTCCTGCTGCTCATCTCCTGGTACTCCGTTATTGAAGTTAATCATAACGGCTGGGGAGAATCCTTGCTGTACATTGTTTATATGATAGTTGGATACTTCTTTCTCTAGTTCACAGTACTGTAAGCAGCCTTGATAATCAGGTGGTGAGTAGTAGTAGAATCCACTTCTATATGGTTTAATGATATACAACTCTACAAGCTCTTTCTTACCACCGTTCTTGAATGTAGGTAGTTCCTTTAGCTTATCATTCCTTTGATAGTCTTTCCAACTAGGATGGTAGTAATACTTCGTTACAACTCCCCTAACGGCTTTAGCTGCTCTCCATGTTTCCCTTGGTGTATGTATAACACGCTTTATCTTAGACTTGTCATTGTTATATACCACTTGAAACATACCTTCACCAAGATGCTTTAAATCATTAATCATCCTACGTAAATCAGTAGGATTGAACAATAACTTCATCTCAGCAAACTCTAGTTTCTTCTCTTCACTATTGGTAGCGTTAAGTCCTTTACCGTAAATCATATCAGATATACCATTGATACATCTTGAATTGGTAGGACTGAGCATATACATCTCTATAAGTTTACTATAGAAGTCATTATCCTCACCGTACTTTATAAACTGCTTACCATAAGCATTACGTTCTTCCTTAACTACAGGAGCTTGGTGTGATTGTCCTTTAGAGAACATTACAGCACCCCTAGTCTTTTGTTTAGGCTTAGTATTAACAACCTTTAATCTATTGTTTTTCATTCCTAGCTATTTATTATTGGGAAATCCTCCGATACAGCTTTAGTTACAAAGCCCTCATCACTTCCATCCCTTAACGTATGTTTAATCTTAAAGTCTGTTTGGCTAGTGCATCTAGCTTTACCTCTCCACCAGTTGTTACCATCTTGGGTAATCTCGATGTAGTATGTATAGTTCTCCTTTAGTATTGTGAAAGCCTGTGCTACACATATATAGTCTCCATTCTCAAATACAGTTACATCACTGAATGTCTCTGTATTGTTAGAACCATCCTCTGTTATAGTTAATGATATATCCTTGAACCGTTTAGGGTCTCTAGGGATTATATTAAACTCTTGTTCTGATGTACTCGGTAATAATGTAATCATATTAATATAACGCAAAAAGTGTTAAAGTGTTCTAAAACATTTGGTGGTACGGCGAATAAGCATTATATTTGCAGTATGAGTAAGTGTCAAGACAAAAGCCCGAAGATAGAATGTGTTTATTTTATAAACCCTAAAGATTGTATTTTTGATGAGTATGGTAGTATTATAAGAATGAAAAGAAAGTACGGTAAGTTTAATAGGAAAATATACAAGTACGATTATGAACGCTGATAAAGATTGCGAAGGTCTATTATATTTAACTTGGTCTCAATTCGATAGCCCTGACCAACCTGGAAGTGGCTATAAATTCATGGAGAGGGATTGTGTGCAACTGTTAGATAGGGTTACGCACAAAACTAAGATGATACTTAATATACAATTAGGTTATGTATCCCCTAAGTATGCTAGGATGAAAGGTATGACAACGTTTGATAGTCATAGAGTAGGAAAGGCTGTTAGGATAAGGATAAAGTGTAAGAAGAAGCGCATGAAGCTTGTAGCAGCACTTATATTAGAAGGTGTTAGGCGTATAGCTATTGATAGGGAACTCATATACTTTGACACTGATGACCAGAAACAAGATGAAATGCCTTTATGGTGCTAACGAATTGTATATGATTTGTTGAGGAACGAAATAAAATATATACGGTGTTATAAGCCGTTTTTAAAACTATAAAATTATGAAATGTACAAAATGTGGTAAAGACTTAGTATTGCCTAATAGAGCATACTTAAACTTAGAAACTTACAAAGTAGGTGGTAGCGTAATGACCGCCTCTGAATGTTGCAATACAGGTTATGTAATTAAAATGAATATTAGTTACAAAACAACTGAATACACAGGTGATGCAAAAGAAGATGATTGGGGTGTAGAACTACGTAAGTCTTAAATAGCTTATAACTACCGTATATGAATCGTTTTAATGATTTATATATTACGTTAGCATCTATGTTTAATAGAAATGCCCCTCTACATTTAATAGAAGGGCAAATCAAACAAATCAAACTATGAAAACAAGACTCTTATGTTCCAGCCACTACAGTGAATCCTATTGTAGCAAGAGTATCATCTAAGAAGTTAGCAGGTAATTTCTCCATCCCCGTTAACGTTAATGTATATCCTGATAATTCATTCATAGCAGCACCAGAGACTATAGTCCCACCAGTTACTTCCATTCCATGCTCCAAACCAGCGATAAATATATTTCCATTATAATCTTCCACCAACACGTTAGGTCTTCCATAAGTAAGTAGTTTAAGCTCCTTGTGGTCAGCAACGGTTAGTTTCTTTAGTGTCAATTCCAATACTTGCTCATAAGAGGTTGTACCTGTAGCTCTATCAGACTGTACGTTCTGAGTAAAACTAGATGCACTCTTAATATCATATTGATAGCAAGACGGTGTTCCTGTTACAGCTGAAATCTCATCTGTAGCTTCTAGTGTGTAGGCTGTTATGTCCCCATAGTTTACGAAGTAGATGGCTTTAAGCCCACCTACTGTATCTTTACAGGGTTCTAGTCTACCTAATGTTAAATCACATGCCATTTTATATATTTTGTTTTACTAACCAAAAAAAGGGTGGTGGAAGAATCCGTGCCACCCTTGATTGGTTGTTTAGTTAGACTAATTAGTTAGCTCCGTTAGTGATACCATAAGTAATGATGTCTGCACCATTTCCAAATTGTACACCAGCAGTATATCTCATTATGATTCTTACGTTTTCATCTCCTAAAGACTCAGCAGTATCAATCACTTTAACAAGGTTTTGGTCAGATAAGATACCTGTACCGAACCAAAGGTTGTCAGCATAAGTTGCTATCATTACATCATCACTCATACCTGGACAAACAATTAAATCAACTCCTTGGAAGTTCAATGGAACTTCTCCTACATGGAATTTATCTAAATATCCCAAAGCAGCCATCGCTTGGATATAGAATTGATATGCAGATACAGGGATTCTGATTGCCATTCCTGGTTTGCGGTGCAATACAGCTCCGAATTGGGCTGTTACCTTTCCTAATTCAGCTATAATGTTAGAAGCTGAAAGAGTAGTACCAGCAATTTCCCTAGCAGCACTTTGAGCTGCATTGGTTGCCAAGGCTACCTCTATTCCGCCAAACTCACCAGCAGTGGCTTCTACACCACTCCAAATATTTGATTCAACTTCTGATGCCACTTGATTAGCGACCAATCCCAAAAGATAGTCAGAGAACTTAGGTGGAAGATTATCGTGTGCGGAGTATCCCATTTGGATAGCTTCCCATGTATCACGATAGTTTTGCTTACAGAGTTTAAGATTAACCTGTAAAGATTTAGGAGTGATTACTCTCTCATCTATGGTTATAGTTCCAGTTTCAGTGAAATCACATGAAGCATCTGATTGGATACCAGCCAATGCCATTGTGTTCACTACTGCTTTATACTTAACATTAGGCATTACACTTACTGCCCCATTAGTCAAAGACTCGGAAGTAAGTAGTGCAGCTGATATGTATTTTGATGCTGATTCACCAGCGTATGTGGTGGTGATTGATTCTGTTGTTGCCATTTTTTATATTATATTATTAATTTCTTGAGATTACGTCCCAAATTCTTCCTTGTACTGAGTTACCTTGTTTTCCGTAAACCATTTTGACAGGCTCTTTTTCCACTGACTCAGGTGAGTGAACAACCACTTCTTCGGCAGCTAATTCAACTACTTCTTCTTTTACTTCCTCAACAACCTCTTCTACTTTCTCAGCAGCTAGTTCTTTGGGAACGTTGTTCTTTTCGTTCTGTCCTACCATCTCAATCATTTTCTCAAATGTTTCCATAAGGTCAGACTTGAACTTTTCGTTCTCATCCTTAAATGCTTGGAACTCGGTAGCAGTTACGAATTGAGGGGCTACTTCAACAGGAGCTACCTCTTCTTCTTTTACTTCTTCTTTCTCAACAGCCAACTCAACTTGCTCCTTTCCAAGAACAACAGACTTGATGTCATCTACTAGCTTTTTGTAATCCATTTCTATTGTTTATTTAATTAAGGTGCTGTTACAGTTATACCTACTGTTTGATTAGCAAATCCATCTACGTGCCATGAAGTACCATCAGATATTAAGTGTATTGTGTCACCTAATGTATCAGCTGTGTGTGCAAACGTTATCAAAGACTCATTAGTAGCTACTACAGAAGCGTAGTTTACATTTATAATACCCTGTATAACAGCTGTAGCTGCTGTGATAGTCCAGGCTGTAGTTGCTGTTAATTTCTTTAGAACGAATGTATATTCGCATCCTGAGTTGGTTACGGCTGGTAATGTAATATTGTAACCTACTGTCGATGCACCAACTAAATAGAATGTTTTGCCACTATCTCCTGGTGTGAGTGTCTTTGCTGCTGTTAAGGTTTCCACCTTTTCTAGACCTCTTGTTACAGGGTTACTGTAACTGGTTGTTGTTCTACTTGCCATTTTTCTTTATTGTTTATATTTATATAACGTTATTAATCTTAATTGTAGTAAATTGTAAGCTGTTTACCGCTTTATGCTTTCAATCTGCAACCTATCCATCCCCTATTCCTTGCGAATAGTAATCATCCTTATCGCAATTCTTACGTGAGTAAGTTCCATCCCTACCCAAACATCCTTTCTTTTTATCCTGTGGTACAGGATACTTTCCTTTGTACTTCTGTCTATTCCTCATTTAGTCTTCTTATACGTTTCCAATTAAAGTCATACAACCATCTATCGTCTTGTGCGTTCTTATAATCTATATGAAGGAATGAATTATAAATAGCAATCCTTGTATAGTGAGTGTGCTTTGATAATGCTTCTATAACATGTTCTTTCTTATTCTGAAAGTCATCAAAGGTTAAATCAACCGCCCCCAACTCACTATAAGTATGCTGTGAATAACCGCTTCTACCGTGCTTTTTCTCCCACTCCTTACTCCTATATCCACTTTTAATAGATACGCCAAGAGGGAAGCCTAAAATGCTTTCTAAGGCATCTAATGGAGTCATGTGACAGACCAATATCTTGGTCTTTATCTTATCAGGTATCCCTTTACCTGCTATGTCATAACTACTTAGGTTTCGTATCGAGTTCATTTACATTTCTTTATTTGTTCCTCTAACTTAGCTACTGTAATCTTTAGATTAACATTCTCCCTTTCAATAACTTTTATCTCATTTATATATGTCTGTAACCTTCTAGTATTCCTTCCTACCTCATTCTCCAATCCTTTATACCCAGCATAGAATACCGCCATGTATATGAATAAGCCTAATATAGCTCTCCAATTATTAGATACAAATGAGTCAAGTGTTTTCATTTAATGGTAAACAGTTTCTTTATCCAATCAATGAACTTTATTATATGCACCTTATGATAGTGATAAAACACCCTAGCAGATGTGTATGTGAATATTCCTACAAAAATATCCATTATGTAATCTCCCGTTATGATAGTACTGATAAAGGTCAGCACACCTAGTATTATTTCTCTGCCCACTATGGTTCGCATTTTTATATATTAATTATTCCTTTTGTGCTTTCCTTTTTATCCAAGCTACAGCTGACTCAAAAGCCAACCAAATAGTCATACAACCAACTATCAGTATCCAATCATCACCGTTTAGGTTTATTGATTCTTTATTTATAACAACCGTTTGAACTATGGTCAACGTATAAGCACCAAGTATAATGCCTGTGAGCAATCTTATAAACCACTTTACTATTTTGTTCTCTAATGGGTTTTTCATTTTGTATGTTTTAATTATTTATTCTTGTTAATTTATAGTCAACACCATTATACCTGAATGTTCGTATTGTTCCCCCGTTTATTGAAAGATAAATAACATCTGACGTTAAATCCGAAACCGTAACGGTTCTAATCACCTCATCCATTGCTAATCCTCCCGAATCAGTTTTATTATAAGTAACGACATAAACCCCTGGGGTGTTGTCGTCAACTATATCACCCCCAGTTACCGCATCACCAGAACCATCCTCGGTGTCTGCCCATGTCGCACCAAGCTCTATATATGTTTCGCTTGTGTTTAGACTTACGCTTGCATTACCTACTAATGTTATAGTTCCCTTTGTATTTGATGCAGCAGTTACGGTTACAGGAACGGTGTCTGTAAAACTTCCGTCCGTTGTCGTTACGGTTATCTCCAAAACCTCTTTGACCGAAACATTATCTATTGTTATATCCGTTACCCCGTTCCTTTTTATCTCAAAGAAAGTCTCAATAGCATCCCAAACAACCGTATGTGAACCTACTGAACCCTCCAAAGTAGTTGGAACGGTATCACCTAAAAGCATTTCCCCACTTGTGAAGTCAGTAACATCATATTCTAATAAATACCTTTTACCGACCGTTAAAACATTGTTCTGTCGAATATAACTATATACCCCCGTTGGCGCATATATCCTTGCTGCACCACCCGAAATAGTACTTTCCCCTTGTATTGTCCAATTAGTTGCGGTTGGGAAACCCCCATCCGTTATAAGTTCAGTCGAAACCGCTACACCCGTGACCGTTCCATTAGTGTCAACCGTTCCAAGTGATGCATTTGACGTTGACCATGTGACCGTTTTATCCGTTGCCGTTGGCGGTGTTACCGTTTCATCAAAATCAATGGTACTGCTTATTTCAACCGTTCCCGATACGGGTGCTATACTTACCCCATCGACTGCCGTTGTTGCCGATGTTACATTTATTGTGTGTGTTTTTTCCGTTGCCGGATTTGTATCGCTATCCGTAACATTATAACTTAAAACATAAACGCCTATCGTGTTCATGTCATAAGAACCTGTCTCAATTACACTACCCGATATATCCCCATCCTCCACATCGGATGCCGTTACCGTTGGCGCAACATAAGTATCACCTACATTATAATCACTTGAAGTAGGGTCAACTGTAATAACGGGAAAATTAGTTACAGCCCCATCAACCTCATTCAAGAATAATTCCAATTGTGTATAACCCCCAGCTCCTACGGTATTGTTATTAGCCACAGAAGTTGACCATCCTTGGGCTGTTTCGTATGTATCTGGAATCCCATCGCCGTCAGTATCCGTATATGCAGTTCCCCCCGAAATAGCGGGCACGTTATAACTTCCGCTACTTATTCTTGCTACATAAGTCCCTGCATTTACATTAACTAAATATGCAGCATCCAAAACGTCCGTATTATCCACCACCGAACCATCTGCCGTTAATCTTGCATTGGCCCCAACATCCGCTTTGACACTTGCAAAAGCCTCATCAGCGGTCTGTACTGTTATAGGATTTGTCCCGT